GTATTTCTCAGGATGAGGAACATGATTGAATCTATAACCCGTCTTAAAATTACCTTATTAATGATAAGGAGCTGTATCAATAGCATTAAGACCCAATTGTTTTCCCTTATATGTGTTTACATTTTCATAACTCGAACCTTCAACCATCTGATATTCATAACCATTCCATATAGCTCCGACACTAGACCTAGGGAAGTAAGCAAAATGAACTGTTCCTGAATTATTCAGATCTGAGGTTATTGGTTTGATTGACACTGAAAAACCTGTCGTTTTATAAGATTATATTTAAGCACCAACATCACTCAATGGTCCTTATTTTATGCCACTAAATGGTCCTGCTGACCTAACAGGATCGAATGTACCATCCTCAAGTCTAGTAGCTGAACTTAACAACGAAGTAACATCCAATGCCCAGAAATTACTCCATGATTATTCTACAGTCGTAAAGAATTACGTAGCAAAATCTGCATTGCCTGTTCTTGAAGTGATTCCTGTTCCATTAAACGTAGGTTAGTCCGGATTAATAAAAATCAATGCTTCACCTTTAGCATTTGAAGTTAATTAAATTGTTTAGGTACTCGTGATTAAAGCTGTTTTCAGAGGGTAGTCTTAAGGTTCTCTATATGCAAAATGATGTGGACATATATAGGTAGCCAAAAAATTATAATCCACTGCATTCATACTATCTGAACCCATTAGATTTCTAGGTATAGAAGTAGAAAACTGGTTATGTCCTGGAACCATATACTTTTTATCCATGACACCTGCTTACGAAGACCAATCACCTTCCCAAATACCCGAATCAGCACCCTAATCAACATATTTAGGCAATTCTTCACTAATAAGCTTAACTATCTTATATGTCGATGGACTCATTGCTTCCAATGCTCTACCAACCTGATTTTTATTGATGTTCTATCTAGCATACGAAAACATCTTTTAACCTAGATCCTTTGCAATACTTCTCCAATCATTTAACATTAAAATAGCCCTAAAAGTTGGCAAATCATTTGTATACTTAGTAGCGTCAACACCTTATTCTTCTAAGATCGAAATTAACGTCCTAAGATCATCACCAGATCCAGTACCAGCTTCAGTTGGAAG